GATGTAGAGATCAGTAGGTCATTCCATCGTCACACAGTAGGCCCAACGGACGATTGGTCTGGTGAATCTACAGAGGTTCAGGCTATGTGTAATACTTTTCATACTACAGAAGCTATTGCAGCTTACAATGCTGCACAAGCCGCTCAAGGAGTTTAAGCATGGCTTTAACTAAAGTTACAGGTGGCTTATTAGGCAACCTCCCCACAGGTACAAATAACGTAGCAGTAGGTGATACTGCACTGGATAGTATTGCTTCTGGTGCATCAAACAACGTAGCCATTGGTAGTGCTGCGGGTACTGCAGTCACCACGGGAACCCAGAATACGCTCATCGGCGGTCTTGCTGGTGATGCAATTACTACCGGAACGGGCAACACAGCCGTTGGATCTAGTGCTCTAACCGGAACCACCACAGGAACAAACAATGTTGCAGTTGGTTACGTTTCTTTAGACGTTAACACCACAGGCGCTGATAATGTTGCGGTGGGTACGGGTGCTTTGGGTAGTAATACTACAGCATCTAACAACACCGCAGTTGGTAGAAATGCTTTACTCGCAAACACCACAGGCGCAGATAACGTAGCCGTTGGTGTAGCCGCAGGGGATGCTTTTACTACAGGGGCGGCTAATATTGCTATTGGTAATAATGCTCTTGGTTCCGATACAAAAGGAAATACATCTGTAGCAATAGGTAGACAAGCACTACAAGCACAAAACTTTACAGGAGCAACCGATACTCACAACACAGCAGTTGGCTTCTCATCAGGTTTTTCCAGCACCACGGGTACTAATAACACCTTCCTTGGTAGTCAAGCTGGGTATCATAACACAACAGGCGTTCAAAACACTGCGGTAGGCTCTGGTGCAGGTGATGCAGGTACTTCAGCTAATAACAACACATCACTAGGTTATTTCGCTTTAAGTACGGCTTCTGGAAATCAAAACACTGCTTTAGGTTCTCAATCTCTTACTAATAATACCGCAGCTAACAACACAGCAGTTGGTTATGCTTCTATGTTCGCAAACACTACAGGCGACAGAAACGTAGCTGTGGGTATGTCAGCTTTAACCGTAAACACCACAGGCATACAAAATGTTGTAATAGGCTCTGATGCTGGAGACTTTATGACTACTGCTGCTTATAACGTAATCATTGGATACAGCGCAGCAAGTCATACAACCAACTTAGTTAGTGGTAATGGTAATACAATAGTTGGGTCTTATGCACGAACTCCGGGGGGAACTACAACACTTGCTAATGCTTTTGGGCATGACATATCTTCGGAAGGTGGTTATACCACGATTGGTGTTGCCACTAACGACATCAGAGCCGCACACGGTAACATTACATGGGCAACAGTATCTGACGAACGCTACAAAAAAGATATTGCAGACTCTACAGCAGGTCTTAGCTTCATCAATGCTTTACAGCCTCGCACTTGGAAGTACAAAACTCTTGGTGAACTTCCAGAAACTTTCAATGCTTATGAGGCTGACTCAACTGAAGTCTTCAAGAACACCCAAACCAATCACGGCTTTATAGCCCAAGAAGTTAAAGCAGCTATTGATGCAGATGACAGTATCAAAGATGGATTTAGACTTTGGGACGATAGAGATGATGGTTCTCAAGAAGTAGCTGAAGCAGCCTTGATTCCTGTACTTGTCAAAGCCATCCAAGAACAAAGCGCACTAATCACAGCACTCACCGCAAGAATAGAAACCTTAGAAGGATAAACCAATGACTAGAGAAGCAGAACAAATCGCACAAGACTACTCAGCAATGGGTGACAGTGTAGACCTAATCACCGCAGTTATTGCAGGTAATCAAATGGCTGATAAGTCAGCAGAAGACCGTCAAGACTGTGTAGACCGTAACACCCAGCACCTAGAGCTTATGGTAGCTAAAGATGATTGGGGTAGTGAATCTATGACCGCAATTAACGCAGCTATTACAGCAGGGAACGGGTATACAGCATCATGAGCGAACAAACAGTAACAATCAACGAAGAAGAGCATAACGTATCAGAGCTTGCTGTAGAGACTCAGGCGCACATTGCTCGTGTAAACGAGTTACGTCAAGAAATAAGCCGATTGCAGATGCAGATTAGTGAGCGCGAAGTTGTGCTACAAGCCTATACCACTGCTATTGTTGAAGCTGTAAAGCCTGTCGAAGAAGCTGAAGGCGAGGTTGTAAACTAATGGATCTAATAGAAGTTGTAACGACCCTAACTACGTTGTCGGTAATAGCCAGTGCCATTTGTGCTGCCACACCTACACCCAAAGATGATGCCTTCTTTGCCAAATGGATATATCCCGTAGTTGAAGCACTAGCTTTGAATATCGGTAAGGCCAAGGAATAGTGACGGCACAGCGACCTACGGTAAAAGATGCTCTCGCTGAGATTGGCGCACACGAAAGAGAATGCGCGATCAGATATGAGAATATTGAAAAGCGTTTGGAGTCTGGGTCTAAGAGGTTCGACAGGATCGAACACCTAATCTACGGTATTTACATTCTTGTTCTAGGGTCGGTTTTAGTGCCGATATTGCTATCTATGAGGTAGGAAATGATTGCAGAAATCTCCGCGATAGTAGCTGGAGTCAACATGGCTTCAAACGCGATCAAACAAGCAGCAGGCACAGCGGACGATTTAAGCACCATAGGAACCTTTCTCGGTAAGCTCGGTGGCGCAGAAGTGGAATTAGCCAGAGCACAGAACGCTGGCGGTTTGTCAGAAGCTGACGCTGTTAAGGCTGCGCTGGCGCGTAAGCAGATTGCAGAGACAATGCAGGAAGTTAAAGACCTGTTTGTTATGAGCGGCAATGGTCATTTGTATCAGCAGTGTATGCAGGAAATGGCTAATGCTCGAAAGGCAAAGCAAGAAGAGTTAGCTAGGGCTACGGCAAAGAATAAAAAGTTCTGGAAAGATATGCGTCAGATTGGGATGCTTATCTTGCTGGTTCTTGTTTTAGTACCCGCTGCTGTAGGCGCATTATTGGCTTATTTGACCCGATGATAATGGCGTTTTTGCTTATTGTTATTATAGATGGTGAGCCTTTATCAGAAGAGTTTTACTTTCGGGATGTGACCCGCTGCAATCAGTTTGCTTATTACGTTGAGTCAGGCGCAGTTAAAATAGGTAAACAAGAACGTAACCAAAACAATATAAGTGCTTACTGCATACCTAAGAAGATAGGCCGTAACACGAAGACTTGGGATTAAACTATGAGCATCGTCGCATCATTGGTAGGGCCGGTTACAGGGCTACTGGATAAGTTCATTGAGGACAAGGATCAGAAAAACGCCTTGGCCCATGAAATTGCTACGATGTCAGAACGACATGCTCAAGAGCTTATGAAGGGCCAGCTAGACGTAAACAAGACCGAAGCTGCACATAAGTCGTTATTTGTTGCTGGCTGGCGACCGAGTATCGGGTGGGTGTGTTCGCTGGGCTTACTCTACAATACGATTATTGCCAACATTCTAGGCATCTGGGTAGACCTACCCGAAATAGATACAACCCTGCTCGTTCCGGTTATGATGGGGATGCTCGGATTGGGCGCTATGCGTTCATACGAGAAGGTCAACTCTGTAGCTAGGGAGAAGTAATGAGTAATCTAGTTAAGATGCTTAAACGCCATGAAGGTGTGCGGTCTAAATCTTATATATGCTCGGCTGGGTATGAAACAATTGCAGTAGGCAGAAACATTAGTGAGTCTGGTCTTGGCCTGTCTGATGATGAGATTGATTACTTACTAGCAAACGACATTAAGCGGGTACGAGAAGAGCTTACGGATTGTTACTTTTGGTTTCCTGCAATGAACGAAGCGCGTCAAGATGCATTAGTGGATATCTCATTTAACTTAGGGCAAACACGGCTTCGTGGTTTTGTTAAGGCGCTTGAAGCCATGTCCCGCGAACAGTTTGATATTGCTGCCGATGAATTCATGGACAGCAAGTGGAGTCAGCAAGTAGGTAATCGTGCTACTGAGGTGACTGAAATGATCCGCACAGGTGAGTACCAGTAATGCCTTTACAGAAGTTTATCTTTCAACCCGGCATCAATAAAGAAGGCACCGACTACACTGCGGAAGGCGGTTGGTTTGACGGCAATCTAATGCGCTTCCGTAAAGGATTTCCAGAAAAAATAGGTGGCTGGGTAAAATATCTTACAAACCCCTTCAACGGGTCTGGAAGAAAGTTGCTATCTTGGACCACGCTAGATAATGAAAGACTGCTTGGTATAGGGACGAGAACAAAACTATACGTTCAATCTAGTGCGTCTTATGACGATATAACACCCATACGAAAAGTATCAACCAACTCAATTACTTTTGCTGCAACAAACGGGTCTTCAACTTTAACCGTTACAGATGCTACTAATGGCGCGGCAAAAGGAGATTTCGTTACTATATCTGGCGCAGTATCTCTGGGCGGGTTAATTACAGCAGCCGTTCTTAACCAAGAATATGTTGTAGATTCTATTGAAAATGCTAATTCCTATAAAATTACAGCGAAAGATACCGCCGGAAATACAGTTACCGCTAATTCTTCAGATACAGGTAACGGCGGCGCTGGAGTAGACGGCTCTTATCAAATAAGTGTGGGGCTGGACGTATACGTTCCTAGCTCCGGTTGGGGAACCAGTGCTTGGGGTTCTGGCCCGTTTGGTTCTAGTAGCCCGTTGAATGTGATTAATCAATTACGCCTATGGTCTATGGACAGCTTTGGCGAAGATTTGATTGCCAATGTTCGCGCAGGCGGGATTTACTATTGGGACTACACAAACTATACGAACCGGGCTGTAGCTTTAAGTGATCTAGCGGGTGCTAACTTAGCGCCAACATTGGGTCTTCAAGTGCTTGTTTCAGACATTGATCGGCACGTTATTGTTCTTGGCTCAGACCCTTTAAATTCTAGCCTTACCGCACGAACCGGCGCGATAGACCCGCTTCTTATTGCATTTTCAGATCAAGAAAATGTTGCTGAATGGGAGCCAACTTCAACAAATACCGCGGGTTCTTTGCGTTGTTCTGCGGGTTCTCAAATCATTGGTGGACTAAGAGCAAGGCAAGAAACTTTAATATGGACGGACGTTGCTTTATATAGCCTACAGTTTATTGGTGCGCCTTTAACCTTTGGCCTTAACCTAATAAATGAAGGCGTAAGCTTGATTGGCCCGAATGCCGCGGTAAATACCCCTTCGGGAATTTACTGGATGGATAAGAAAGGATTTTATTCGTATCAAGGGGCGGTACAGCCCGTACCTTGTTCTGTTCACTCCTATGTGTTTGATGATTTGAACGAAGACCAAGCGTTTCAAGTATTTGGTTTCCTAAATAAACAGTTTGATGAAGTAGGTTGGTTTTATTGCTCGGGCACAAACACGATTA